TTTATAGCCCTAGCGACTGTCCCAGCAGACGCTTACAAGACTCTAGGGCAACTTTGTAAGGAGGTAGCCAGATGGCTAACACAACTTTTAATGGTCCAGTCCGGTCTGAAAACGGCTTTGAGGTAATTAATGTCAATTCAACCACTGGTGCCGTAACCAACACTTTCGATATCGCCTCTACGGGCATTGTAACGGACAAATACGTTAAACACGTTGGTTTTGCTACGGGCGTTACTGTCAACAGTACAGCGGGTGACAGCCCCGCGATTGGTGAGTTTACGCAACCTGCCAATACTATTATCACTAACATCAAGATCTTCTGTGCGACGGCTCCCGTAATTGGATCTGGCGATATTGGTTACGAGGTCGGAACTTCCACTTCCGGTTCTCAGATCGTTGCTACGCAGCCAGATGAGATTCTAGACGCCGGAACGACGGTCGTGCTTGGTAATGTCACGGTAACGGCTCTGGTTCTTCAGACACAGGACGGAACGACGGCTCCAGCTTCCGTGCAGTATACTTCCGCAGAAAGAACAATTTACTGCAACATCACTAACACGGTAGATGCCACGACGGCAGGCTCCTTTACGTTCATTATCGAATACGTGCAGATTGCATAGATTAGGGTGGGGAGTGATCTCCCCGTTCTTTCTAGAAGGAGACTGATATGGCTGATGCAGTAACAGCAACAACAGTAATAGATGGCGATAGAAACGCTGTTATTTACTGTACAAACACTAGCGATGGCACTGGGGAAGCAGCAGTCACTAAAGTTGATGTTTCCGCGCTGTCTTCTCGTCAAGATGGAACTGCTTGCACGGGAGTCAGGTTAGAAAAGATAGTATTTTCTAATGTTGGCATGGGGGTCAAGATTCTCTGGGATGCGTCCACAGATGTTATCGCCGCCCAATTGCCAGCGGATTATTCAGACACCCTGGACTACTCAGATATTAGTGGTCTTCCTAATGTCGCCGCTTCTGGGGGCAAAACAGGAGATATACAGTTTACGACTGTAGGGCATACCAGCGGAGACACTTACTCTATAGTTGTCTACTGTCTAAAAGAATATTGAGGGAATGTCTGAAAATAAGGAAGGTCAGCCGATTGGCTTTATAGGGAGAAGGGGATAAGAATGGCAACTTCTGGATCGGTTGATTTCAACCTGGATATGGCCGAAATTACAGAAGAGGCCTTTGAGAGATGTGGACTAGAATTTAGAACAGGTTATGATTCTGCGACCTCCCGGCGATCTCTAAATCTTCTTTTTGCTGAGTGGGCGAATAGAGGATTAAATTTATGGACCGTAGAGCAAATAACACAGCCTTTGGCTCAGTTATCTTCTACTTCTTCCGTTGCGGTTTATCCTATTGGGGCCATAACAGCCACGGTGGGGGCCTCTACTAATCTTAGTGTTGGAGAGACTATCACTGGGGGAACCAGCAACGTCACCGCATCTGTTATAAGCAAACCTTCCTCAACCACTATTACACTGACGGTGCCTTCCGGGGCGTTCACTGCTGGTGAAACAATTACAGGTTCAAGCAGTGCGGCCAGTACAACTATCAGTTCTGACCCTTCCTTAATTGATGTTCAATCAACAGTAAGTTTCCTAGAAGCAGTAGTAAGAAGGAGCAGTTCGGATATAAGTATTAACAGGATAAGCAGAGGCGATTATCTCAATACCCCGAATAAAACAACTCAAGGGAGACCAACGCAATTTTATGTAGATCGTTTGATAACACCTACAGTAACTGTTTGGCCTTCTCCCGAAAATTCTACGGACGAACTTATATATCACAGGGTTCGGCGTATCGAAGATGCAGATAACGCGATTAACACAGCGGATTTACCCTTCAGATTTCTTCCGTGTCTTGTAGCGGGTTTAGCCTATTATCTAGCGATTAAGAGAGCTCCTCAGAAGATCGTAATATTAAAAGAACTTTATGAGGAAGAATTTCAAAGGGCCGCATCAGAGGACGCAGAGAGGACAGGTCTACGTCTAGTCCCAAGTTATTCTTCGCTGAGTATTTTGTAATGCCCCGGTATGCTTCAGGTAAACATGCTTTAGGTATCTCAGATCGTTCTGGAAGAACTTATAAATTAAAAAATATGATTCTGGAGTGGAATGGATATCTCGTAGGAAGAGATGAATATGAATCGAAACAGCCTCAGTTACAGCCTCGACGTGTTCTGGCTGATCCTCAAGCGTTAAGAATAAGTAGACCCGCCCGGACGGAACCAGCTGTGGAGGTTCTGCTCGCTTTCGATAGTTTTAAATCAGGTTCAAGTGGCTCTGCTGTTATAACAGTTACGGAGCCGGGGCATGGTCGAAGCACCGGCGATACGGTTAGATTTAGAAATGTAGAAGCCTTTGATGGATTTACAGAAGCTGCCGTAGAGAACAGTTCCGGGTTTTCAATCACTAAAGTTGATTCCGATAATTATACTTTCACTTCTGGAAGTGGAACAGCCACTTCTGGTAATGTTAAAGGGGGCGGGGGGTTTTCTTCCGCTGGACCCGTGACGGTGAGCGCATAAGATGGCCTATACATTCACTACCTTAAAAACGGCTATTCAAGATTATACGCAGAATACTGAATCGACTTTTGTCAACCAATTGTCTCGTTTTATCGTTAATGCTGAAGAACGTATTTTGAAAGAATGCCAGTTGGATGTGTTCCGTAAATCTTCACAGGGATCCACCAGTTCAGGAAATCAATATTTATCCAAACCAACGGACTTTCTGGCCCAGAATTCTTTGAGTGTTATCAACTCCTCGAGCAAAGAGTTTCTATTGTACAAACAGGTAACTGCTTTACAAGACTATACGCCAAACCCTGCAACCACAGGGACTCCCAAATACTATGCTGATTGGGATAATGATACATTTTTGTTGGCCCCCTCCCCAGACGCTGTTTACACAATGGAGTTACATTACTTTTATCGTCCAACGTCTATTACGACAAGTTCTGACGGGACAAGCTGGCTTGGAACCAACGCGGAACTCGGTCTTTTGTATGGTAGCCTTGTAGAGGCTTATATTTTCATGAAGGGGGAAGCCGACCTCCTTCAGGTTTACAATGGAAGATTCCAGGAAGCTCTACAATGGCTGAAGAATCTTGGCGAAGGTCTTCAGACTAGGGATCAATATAGATACGATAGGGTTAGAAGGGACGTGGCTTGATGCTAGGCAGTGCGGGCAACGCTGGTGTTAGCGATCCCTTGGTATTTACAACAACTAACCGGGGTCATTCTCCTGAAGAAATGGCGGAGATGGCTATGAACAAGATTATGGTGGTTTCTCAAGATGCCCCCTCTTTTATACGGGATCAGGCTCTGGCCCACAGAGAGAAATTGAAGAATGTGCTTGTAGTCTATATGAATAGGATGGCGCAAAGTGAACGGACTACTATTTGGGCTTTATTGAAAAAGCAGGGCCATGACGACTTGGCCGATATTATAAGGAGATTGTAATGGCAGTTGGATCATCCGCAATGTGCGGAACTTTCAAGACAGAGGCGATGGCGGGTATTCATTTCTGGACCCCACATACGCGCACAGGTTCGAGTGCTATTGGAGCGGACACGTTTAAGATCGCGATGTTCACCAACAGTTCGTCCATTAGTGCGGACACCACGGGCTATACAACTAGTAATGAGGTCAGCGGTACGGCTTACACGGCTGGTGGGAATACGTTGGCAAGTATCACACTCGCCTTGGCCGATAATAGTAGTGCAGTACCTACTGCGTTTCTGGATTTCGCGGACAGCACATGGTCTACATCCACTATTTCCAGCGCCAGAGGAGCCTTGATCTATAACAGTACTCTAAGTTCTGCGGGCACAGGATCTACGACTAATCACGCGGCGGACCCTGCGGTTGCGGTTGTTAATTTTGGCGGGGATAAATCGTCTAGCGCAGGTGATTTCACCATACAGTTTCCGGCAAATGACGCTAATAACGCAATAATCAGGATTGCATAATGGCCCTTATCACTGGTTGGGATAGGAGTACCTGGAACACGGGGGCGTGGAATAGCCCTGTTCCCGTTGAAGTTACAGGTGTTTCTGCGGCCAGTGCTGTTGGCACTTCTGTTGTTAGTCTCCCAGTCAGTATCAGCGTTACGGGTGTCTCCGCAGCCAGTGCGATTGGATCGCCTTCTGTATTTGCCGCTGTAACTGTTTCGACAACGGGGGTTTCTGCCGCATCAGCCGTTGGCTCGCCTTCCATTATCACCAATTCCAATCTTTCTGTTACGGGTGTTTCGGCAGCGAGCGGTATCGGTTCTGTTCAAATAAACTTTGCATTTAGTGTGGAGGGGGTTTCTGCTGAAGGAATTGCTAATAACGCACTTGTCTGGAGTGTTATAGATACTTCTCAAACCTCTAATTTCTCAGAAATAAGCACAACACAAACGCCGGATTGGACAAAAATAGCGGCATAGGAAAGAGCTATGGCATCTTCATATACAACAAGTTTTGGCATTGAAAAGATAGGATCGGGGGAACAGTCCGGTGCGTGGGGAACGACTACCAACCACAATCTGGATATTTTAGACCGAAT